TGTAATCCCCAATCATAAACAGTCGTTGAAGGCCGCCTGTGACATTTGGATAAAACCATAGCTCAATTGTGTAATCGCTTGTCAGGTCAAAATCTGTACTATCTGCCACCGTCAAATACTGCGAACTTCCGCTTAAATAATTCCCCCACCCAGTCTGTGAGAACGGGCTAAACGTACCCTGTGTCGTGTTTCCGTTGCGGGTGATGGGGAAACCATCGGATGTGATGGTTGTGCTAACAACTGTTTGAGATTGACTGACTGTGTAAGTTCCCACCCCGCCCGAGCCTGTACCAAATGCGGTAATGGTTGTGTTGGCTGTTACGCCTGTACCAGTAATCAAACAACCAACATAAATCGTTCCTGACGTTACAGCACTAACCGTCATTGTTGTTCCGGAAATGCTAGCCGTAAATACCGCATCGCCAGCCGTACCACTGTCTAAGAATAAATTGTTCTGTGCGCCATTCGTACCGTTGCCAGGAAGCAGTAGCGTGGTGTATTCAAAGTACTGGTCGCTTGATGGAGCGGCACTACCTGCAAACGCCGCTGCAATTGCTGCTGTAAGTGCGCCAGCCATCAGGTTACCCCCGCTCCAGAAACATACCAAGTATCGGTTGCAACCTTTAACATCGTCGCCATCCCTTTTGTCGCTACCGTCCTGTTACCCGTAGAACCATTTGCAAGCTGGAACGTAACGCCAGCACCAGAGATCGTCAGATTTCCAGAGTTGTTATTGACCACAAGAATCACTGTCCCAACGTCAATAGCAGTTGTGGAGTTCGTATTTACCGTAAGCGTTGCAGTTGACCCACCTGTGAAGTAAATGTGCTTGCCTGCATCACTTGCCGCAACGGTCGTGTTTGTGCTTTGTGGCGCACCGATATAACCAACCTTATTTGTACCATCTACCGTACAACTAGATAGCGTTCCAGAAGATGGTGTACCTAAAGCACCGCTTGGAGCAACGTAATCCGTTCCTGCTGTTGCAGCAGAGACTGCTGTGCCGTTACCCTTGAGTACGCCTGTAATCGAGGTGGAAAGCGTAATCGCTGGAGTCGTGCTTGCGTTTGCAACTGATCCGGCTAGGCCGTTAGCCGAAACAACCGAAACCGTCGTTACCGTTCCTGAGCCTACAGAACTAAAACTTAGCGACCCAGAACCGTCGGTAACTAAGGCTTGGCCTGTCGTACCATCCGTACCAGGAAGCGTGAACGTCGTGTTAGATGAAGTGTTGGCAGACTGAAGCGTTGTCGTTCCCGTCCCGCTTGCATTGCCTTGAAGTTTAATCTTGCTCATAAATCACCCTAAAATCATCCAGGCTTGGCCTGTGCCTACAGTTACAGAATAACCTGCCGAAACCGTGACGGGAGACACAGATAACCCGTTGGTGTTTGATGAAATCGTGACGTTCTGCCCGATTGTAATCTGAGACTCTAGTATTGGGCCACCGCTACCACCACCGCTTGCAGTAGCCCAACTTAAATTTCCCGATCCGTCTGTACTTAAAAACTGACCGCCAGTCCCATAATCAGTTGGGAATACGTAGGTTTGAGTAGATGTCGTTGCAGCGGCACTCGGCTCAATCCTCAGCGTCTTAGTTCCAGATCCGGAGTCAGTCGATTGCAACTCAAGATAACCGGATGTCCCCGCACCTGTATTAGCAGTGACTCGTGCATACCCAACGAATGCAGCCTGGCCAATATCAGAAAGCGTTGCAGTCGAGTTCTGAATCAGCTTCCCAGTCGTACCATCGAATCGAGCAATTGCATTATCGGTAGCGCTACCAGGGCCGGAAGCATCGCCTGCCGTTAAGGTTGCAAACTCAAGCGCAGTAGCACCTGAGTTAACCTTGAGATACTGATTAGCAGTACCAATAGCCGTTAAGCCTGTGCCACCATTAGAGACCCCTAGAGTCCCCGTGATGCCAGACGAAAGAGGTAAGCCCGTTGCATTTGTGAGGGTTGCGGCTGAAGGCGTTCCAAGATCGCCGTCATAAGCAACAACACCACCAGTCGTCCCTACTGTTAAACCAAGGGCAGTCGCAACGCCAGTACCTAAACCTGAGACACCTGTGCTTATTGGTAGCCCTGTGGCGTTGGTTAACGTTCCTGAACTAGGCGTTCCTAGTGCCCCGTTAAAAAGTACAGGGGCCCCCGACGTTCCTACCGACTGACCAAGTGCTGTAGCAATCCCAGTACCAAGGTTTGCAAGGTTGGTGACGCTGTAATTGGTAGCGTTAGATAGATTGGCTGAAGATGGAGTGCCTAACGCACCACCTGGAGCTAAGTAATCCGTACCGGCAACCGCAGCACTAAGCACACCGGATGTAGCTTTTAATACGCCTGTGGTCGTTGCTGCCTTGATTGTTTTTCCGGTAGTCCCGTCAAACAATGCAATCTCATTACTAACAGAGCTTGCAGGGCCAACTACATCACCAACACCTACAGCCGCACCGTACTCTAATGCTGTCCCGCCAGAGTTAACCCTGAGAACCTGTCCAGCCGTTCCTAAAGCAGTTAACCCTGTACCCCCGGAAGTGATCGGGATGGCCGTACCTGAATAGGTAAGCGAGATATTTCCTGAACTCGTTACCGCAGAACCCGCTGTTAAGAATGCAGGGGGAGAGATACCAACAGAAGTGACTGTACCGACACCAGTAACAGAGCCCCACTTAACGCCTGTGGTTTGTGTTGAGTCAGCTATAAGAACCTGACCGTCTGCACCTACCGGAACACGAACATTGTCTGTTCCTGTGTGAGCAATGACATCGCCCTTTGTTGTTGACGGGGCTAATGCGTCAAACGCTGATGTCTTGTCAGACTGACCTGTACCACCCGCTGAAATAGGAATAGAACCCGTCAACTTAGACGCGGCTAGAGAAGTTATCCAAGAAGGATTTGCATAAGATCCTGTCGTAACGACACCGTTGGTAACCGTCCCCGCATTACCAAGGATGTCGATATTCCAAGTGCCTGTCGCACCAGACCCCGATGTCGTGACAAATGCGCCAGCAGAACCTACTGATATGCCCAGAGCAGTTGCTACGTTAGTGCCTAGCCCCGTAACGCCTGACAGGGGCATTCCTGAAGCATTGGTGAGGGTAATGCTCGATGGTGTTCCCATCGCGCCGTTAAACGTTGTAAAGGCTCCAGAAGAGCCTACGTTGTTAGCTAAAGCTGTAGCTACACCCGTACCCAATCCGGTTATGCCAGAAGTCGGGAGGCCCGTGGCGTTAGTTAGATTGACAGCAGAAGGAGTGCCAAGGTCTGGCGTTGTTAGTGTCGGGGAAGATGCCCTTACAACATTACCTGTTCCGGTAGAGGATTGGAACGATAAATTACCAGACCCATCCGTTTGCACAATCGAACTAGCAGCGCCATCAGCAGAGGGAAGTACGAATGTGACATTAGAGGCTAATGAAGCGGCAGCGCGTAACTCTGTGTAGCTTGTTCCGTTGTCGCTGTCCTCGCCTAGTCGAATGCGGCCTGCATTAGCCGCTACTCCTTGGATTGTAAGAACGTCAGAAGAGGTAAACGTGTCGCCATCGAGCCCAGCTTGTTGATTCTTAAGCTGACTCATCAACTCCCGTATAGCATTGTTGATGTTACTAGGCGCACAACCCTCGGCAATGTCAATACCGTCTATGTCGGTGTTATTGCCTGGAGTTGAGGAAAACTCAGAGATCTTTGTCTTTGCCATGATTACTCCGCTTGCATCCCAGAAATCAACGGTGCAAAGCCTAGATTCTCAGCTTTCTTCCGTAATGCCTTAGAAACAGGCTCTACCGTCATTTTAGATGCTTTCTGCATCATTAGCGAAGCTAATTTCGGGTCTAGCATTGCCTCGACTAAAAGCTGACTGACTTTTTCATCAGGGATTTTGTATAAAAAGTTCAGTGGTAAGGCTAGAGACTTAACCGTAGCTGTATCTGCAAGCACATCAGAAAACATAGATCCAATCAGATTTGCAGTCGAGAAGTTCTTGAAGGTATCCGACCCTGGCCTTTGGGCAACCGCAGACGTTAACGATGCAGTCCTATCCAAGTCTTTAATAAGATTGTCGAGCATGGTTGCCTGACTCTGATTAAGCGTCCTGTTGATCTCTTGCGCTCTGTTAACGAGTTGGCTACGCAACTTAGCTTGACTGAAAATCGGAATAGCAGACGGGCCGCTAGTAATATCTGGAGCAGCAACCGTTGATCTTCTGCCAATGTCTTGCAAAAGTTCAGCCTGGCTTATTGGCACTGATTGGCTTCTGTATTCCGCTAAATAGGATTTGAAGCCAGGAGCGCTTCGTTCAATAACGTCATCAAGAACACCCCTGATCTGAGCCAACTCTCCAGCAGCAAGCCTTAGCCTAAAGTCCTCTTTATCAAACTTTCCTTCAATAGCTGAGTTGATGTCCTTGCGAATCCCGTAAGCCCTTTGAGGTGTTAATGGCGCTTCTTCTACGTCTTTAATCAGACTTTGCACAAACTTCATGGCATCGCGTACAGGCTTAGAACCACCAGTCTCTCCGCGGGTCACTGAAGTTATTGCGCTGCGTACAGGGTTTAGCGCGTCGTAAGACATAGGGCCAAACTCTTTTTGCGCTAAGAACGCCTCTTCGCGCATAGGCTTTGTCGAAGATGCTCTCATCCCTTTAAGAAGGTCAATATATTCTTGCCCTTCTCCAGCCTCACGAGTAAACGCTTGCGACCTGGCAAGGTTCTGCTGCGCTACGCGCTGACCTAAAAGGTTCTGAACGTCAAGAATCTTAGCCACAGGAGTTTGCAAGCCTAACAACCCTGGGTCTCTCGCAGCCTCAGCCATAGTTGGCATTGACCCAGGAATGTACTCAGGAGCATTTTGCATCCTTGCTGCTGCCGTCTCAGGGATCGTTGCAAACCTATTTAAGACGTTACCGACAATGACTTGCCTTCCTTGCTCGGTAAATGGCTGAACCGCTGCTTTTACTACCTGAGCGCCTGCTCTAGCCGCAGCAGGAGCGCCAGACGGAGCCATAGACCCAACAATACCCAATCCTGCTTGAGCAATAGGAGGCAACCCTTCTTCTCTTGCCAAACCAGACGCTCCCGCGCCTGTTAATGCAGCAATACCCTGCGCTCTTGGGTCTCTTGCTAGAGTTGCAGCAACCTCTCGCGTTACCGGACTGGTTGCTACCCTTTGCAAGCCTTTTGCCGCTTGCACTGCGCCGCCAGTACCAACAAGGGCAGAAGCGACGTCTTGAGTAATACGCTCTTGTGCTGTTTGCGGTTGAGGAAGAATCCTGTTTAACAAGTCCTGCACTGTTTGGCTAGGAGGTGCGGCAACTTGTTTGCCAGCGACCATATTAACGAGACCCGTTATAGGGTCAGCTAGCATTGTAGGAAGCGCAGTTAAACCACTTACAGCAGCACGAGCAGTTAACCCTAATTGTCTTGCAACGCCACCAGGAGAAACTTCTGGTTTCGCTTCTGCTTTAGCAAGCATCTCGTCAATAGGTTTTCTAACCGATTGAACTCGTCCAGCAGCAACAATAGCTCGCAAGCCTTCATCAGACACTTTAGACATATCACCAGAAGCAATCGCTTCTAAGTCTTTGTCTGATAATTTGCTTAAGTCCATTATTGGCCTCGCGGTTTTAATCTCTTGGCAAGTTCTTCTTGCGCTGCCTTAACAAGATCGACAGGAGCGCTTACTGCTTTCGGAGCCTCAGCAGCCGGTTCTGTTTTTGTGGCTCCAGTTACTTCTTTTGGCCTTCCTGCCGCGACATTACCCATGTCGGTAATGATGCGTGACAGTTCAGATGCTTGTTTATCAATCGCTTTTTTGCCTGTAAACACACCCGTCACGGTCGTTGGATCCATAACCAACTGTTCAATGATTGTTAAGTCAGGCCCGTTAAGAACACCAAGGTTATAGGCTTCTTTAGCCTGCAATTGCATGTTTCGATACTTAGCCTGGATGTCCGCGCGTTTAGCGGGGTTCATCGCGTCTGTAGTCTTAAACGAAGAGAGCGAATCTCTAAACTCCTTGATAGCGTTTACAGTGTTTTGCGCGCCAATAACTTGTTTTTGCTGCGCCTCTGGTAATTTGCTAGCTGCACCCATAACAGGTTGGCCGCCTGCGCCTTGCACTGGTATTGTTGGCATTCCAGGGATAACCGGAACGTACACTTGCCCTTCAGGAGTATCAACAACCTTATATGCGCCGCGCTGAGACTCAATGTTTGCAAGGTTAAGTCTCTGGCCTTCCATGCCTAAACGCTGACCTTCGTAAGCAAGTTTTTGTTGGTCAATCCTAAGCCTTGCTTCATCGAGCATGATTCTTTTAGCTTCAGCGGGGCCGATATTTAGCTTGACCGATCCTGTAACAACACCCGTGTTTTTATCCCTGAATCTAATCTCGTCTCCTACATTAATCTGCTCTTCGTTAGGCAGTGGAGAGGCGTTAACAACCTTCATTGCGCCTGTCTTGCTAAATTGGACAAGCGTTGGCCTTCCGCCAATCATTACCGTTGAAGGCGTTGTCGAGTATTCCTGTTTTAACTGTTCCGAAAGGAATTTAAGACCACCTTCCCTACCCATTGCAGCAGCAATCATGCGTTGCTCAGGAGTTAGCTCTCCAAATGGGGTTGCTGCTTGTTTTGCCTGCTCAAACCTAGACGCAGCCTCAGCGGTTGGGCCTGTAGTGCCCATCGCTCTACCGGCCATATCGGTTGTTTGCGCAGCCGTTGGTGGTTGTAGCAACCGGTTAAATATTTCTTCTTGCTTGCGTTTCTTTGCAGCCTCTTCCAACTGCATACCAATCATCTTGTCCTGCACCGCTTGCTGCATTGCACCGCGGTAGGCTTGCTGTCCAGCCTGTAAACCTTGGGCTACAAGTTCGCCTGTAGACCTGCGAACCGGGCTTCTTCCTGATCCTGCAAGCAAGGTAAGGCCGAGGTTTAACAACCCTTGGTCTTGCGCTTGTTGCCTTAGTTTTTCCTGTTCATCTGCGCCCAATAAACCTCCCATATAGGAAGGCATCTGACCAAACACACCGCCAAGGAAGTTACTAGTTGACACTGTTATCTCCCAAGCAAACCAAGCAGGCCGCCAGCAGCAGCACCAATACCTGTGCCCAAACCAGGAACCATGCTACCTAGCTTTGCCCCAGTAAGGGCGCCACCAAGTGCGCCAGCAAGCGGGTTAGAGTAAGTCGGCTGGATAGTTTGCTGACCCATAGGAGCACCGTAAGCAGAACTCAAGAAACTCTGTAAGTTTGAGTAAGGCTGTTGCTGTTGGTAGTTGAACTTCTGGATCGCGTCTGCAAGTGCCGCTTGTTGGTACTGCTCCGCTGTCTGACCAACTTGCGCGAGTTGCGCAATATCCGTGTAGTCCTGTGCTGCCATGCCTGGTGCAGCACCAATCGCAGCCTGTTGCCTTGCTCGCTCTTGTTCGTAGAGGTTCGCGCCTAATCCAAGCGCAGACATCTGCCTTGCTCGCTCGTCTCCGTAGTTCTGATAAGCAAGTTGCCCTGCCTGACTGGTTAACGCATTTGCTAACGCACCCTGAGCCCTTGCTTCCTGGCTCATAAGGGCTTCGTTCGTCCCATATCGGCCAGAAGCAGAGGCCTTAGAACGCATCTGGTTGATAGCGTCTTGATAAGACTGCGTAGCCTGCGTAAACCCTGGTTGTAGCGCTTGAGTTAGGTAAGGATTAGGCCCAAGGAAGCTGCCGCTTAGTGTGTTCTGCAAGACAGGGTTAAATTGACCCTGAAGTGTCGTCGCCTGACCACCACCGATCTGACTTGCCAACTGTTGTTGCGCTAAAGGTACAAGTGGATTGCCTTGCATAGCCCTTGTCTGCATAGCAGAGAGCGCAGCCTGCGTTTGTTGGGATGGGCCAATATAGGTTTGGCCTGTGTAGGCTTGCGGGCCTCCAGTAGCGTAGAGACGTTGAGCCTCAGATAGGCCATATTGGACATAAGGGGCTTGAGACGGATCTAATTCCGTCCTCGTCACCGTGTTTGTTGAGCCACCAGACATATCAAACCTCTCTTACCCACTTACGGGGCCGAAAACCTAACGCTTTAGCCTTGCGATCCCAGCCTTTACGCCACGAGTCAAAGCTGATAGTCCTTGCGCCACCTTCTCTCGCAAGAACGAGAACATGATCCATGCCTGCATCAAAATCTCCCTTGCCATAAGCGCACCAAATATGCAAATTATCGCCGATAGGCTGAAGAACAACAAACCCGCAAGGATAATTGTCCTCAAAGTAGAGCCAAAGAAGTGATCGTCCCGCAAAACAGTCTGCGTAAATGTCCTCCGGAATCCATGATTCCGGACTTTTCTTGAGAATGACCTCCAGTCCTGCCCTAACGAACGGCCAAATCTTCCTAAGTTCTTCGGGTTTGATGTATCTTGCATTCATCCAACCACCACATACCCGTAGGTCATGCTTGATGTCGAGTTTGGGTAATGCGTAATCGTTGCGCTGCCATTCGTCACGCTAGAAACGTAAATAAGAGGGCCGTCTGATATGTGCTGCATAGTCAGAATGACTGAAGGCGTAGCCGGTCTTGTCGGGCTTGACTGTGGCCCTATGTATTCAATCCTAACCTGAGTGCTTGCTGCTGCCCAGATAAGCTCAACGTAGTCATTGGCCACAAGATCAACAAAAAGATTCAACGCTGCAATCAAATGCCCATCTGTGCCACCGTGAGAATTAGGAATCGAGAACTGAGAATTAGAGTTCGCTAGATCTGTACCGTTTTTTCTCAACCATAGGTCAGCGTCATGGATCTGCGTATCAGCGTTTGCAAATTGCACAGAAAACTGAAGGTTGTACTTCCCTGCTGCCCTGACATTGATTCGACTGGAGTTGGAAAGATAAACATTGTTGCTTAAGTCAGTGTTTGAAAACGTAACCGCATACGATGCAGTCGTGCTCGCAGCCGTTTGGTCGTTAACGTCATAAAACGAGCCGAAAGGCAATCCGCTTACATAGGCGTTGGCAGAGTAAGGGATAAGGATAATCTTGCTTTCTACCCCTATTCTTGCGTCTGTGATCGTGGTTGTGGTGGCGTTGCCTGTGTTGAGCGTTACCGTTCCGGTGTTATTCGTCTTACCGTCCATGATGCCACGGACAATCTCAGCAACGGCTCTTTGATCGCCACCAAACGGAGGTAGCGTACGGAAGATCATCGCATACCCTGCGGGGTTAGCGTTACATCTAAACCTACAGCAGCAGACCAAACGCCTGTAGGTATGGCTTTCACTCGATGATAAGTTCCTGCTGAACGCAAACCAATACGGTTATCGGTATTGGCCGAGTAGGTCTCGCCAGTAAAGTCGGTCTGTTGGTTAAGCCTGCGCCTAGAGTTCACCTGCACGGAACACGAGCCACCCTCAACGACAGGTCTAATAAGCGTCATCACTGAAGGCATGTCGTTTAAGGCTAAATCAGGCGTGACAATGTTTGCTGTCAAAGCAGAGCCAGAGAAGGCGACGATCTTTTCGCCTAAAGTACCTGTCAGCAAGTTAGATGTAACCGTGTATCCGAATGAGTCTAGGCTTGCTGGAAGCGCGTCTAAGCTGCCGTATGCGTCTAATTGTTCCAAGGTAAGCCCAGACGAAGAAGTTGTCGTAATGGCAGTCGAAGAAGCGATCGTGTCTACGTTGGCAATGGCATAAGACCACTTAGACAAGTTGAAGTTGTAGATCAGAAGCGCAGTCGTCTGATTAACAGTCTTAAAAGCCCAAATAACAAGGTTTTTAAGAGGATCTACAGCAGCCGACATCGTTGCAAGTTGAGAAATATCAACCTGCGAAAAGAACCACCTATCGACCTTTTCTACGGAAATAGACTTAACTTCTTGCCCGTTAGTGACGTAAAACCCGTCGTCAGACAAAAAGAAACTCGACCCACCGTACTGGATGATCGAGTTCGGCTCAAGACAGCCAAGACCCCGTGAAATCGTATCGAACTGGAAAACAAGCGGACTACCAACATAGGACATCCGCACCACCGCGCGATCCATAAAAACAATACCATACTCACCACCAGTCAAACCCTTTACATGCCCACCGTCTGGGATGTCTTGGTAGTCAGACTGTGTGGTTGCCGATGGCGTCCAGTCTGTCTCATCACCTAACGCGCACCACTCCACGCGATTAGGGTAGATCGTTGACCCGTTATTAAATCCTGCAACCACAAAGTCTCTAACCGTGGTTACATATCTAGACTTAGGCGCAGCAGCCCCAAGGTCTACAAAGGCCGTGGACGAACCCATGAGATAACCCTGTAGCCTGTCACCACCGTTGGCCGCGATCACTCGATTGCCGAATTGAGTAAAGCGCCACTTCTGATCTGAAGGCGTTGTATAACCACCTGCCTTAGAAACATTAGTAAGGTTGAGGTTTGTCTCTAGCTTGAATAACTTGGTATCACCACCTGAAAAAACAGTTACCGCTTCGCTAGGGGCGGCAGCAGCAACAACGGCATTCAAGACCTCAGAGGCAGCATTCGACCACTCAGAAGGCGAAGATATAGGGCCATAACCAACTTGCTGAGGAATGACGTTCTTAGCGTCTACAAGCGCACCAGCGACCCCAGGTTGGTCTGGTAGCCACTCGCCAAAGTTCACTCTCATCGCTTCGCTACCGTCATGGTTAGCGGCACACCTGAATACTGACTCTCTTCGTCAGACCTTGTTAGCGAGAAGATCGCGCGATCATAAAGCGTACCCCAGGTTTGTAGCCTGGGATCGTTCATCAGGTAAGGTTCTGCTTCGCCTAATGACGCGTAGAGAAGTGCGTCCGGACAGGTCGTAAGCCAGAGATTTGACGTGTTGCCTGTAGAAAGAAACGTAGGCGCGGCGTAGTAGAGGATCTTGATCGTGTAAGTGCTGTCAGGAATTGGGGCAAGTTGAATCGTAGACCCAAGGATGGTGTAGAAAGCCGGTACACCACTTTCGTTCGTCCTACCGTTCCGAATAAAGATGCTCGGCGTTGCGAACGTAATAGGGAAGTCGGGGTCAGAGTCAACGTACACATCCCTTGCTTGCAGGAAGTCACTAGGGATGTTAATTGTCGCGACCCCACCGGTCGCCGTAACCGATGTTTGCGTAAGCATTTGCCGCAAGCGTAGATCTCTACGGAGTCGAATCTCTGCGAGTTGGATGAAGTCAGGGATCGCGGAAGTAAGATCATCTCGCGAGAGATAGTTAGCTATCGTTGTCTGTAGATCGCTGTAAGTGCTTAGGGCCATATTCGACATCGCTCCACCGGTATTCGTGCGTCCCGATGTGTCCTATTTCGAGGCTCAATTCGTGATCCACGAAAGTCTTTATCCCGTGGTCTAAGGCTTTCACGCAAAAATGCACATCTTCGCCAATTAGACCACCCGCCCCCCATACTACATCAAACCAAGGCTGTGGCATAGCATCAAACACAGATTTATGGGTCAACACAACCCCGAAACCTACAGCCGTAACCTCCTCGATACCCTTCTTGCCTCGACTTTCGATCTTCTCAAAGATCTCTTTGTCTTGGTGAAAGTTAATTGCTGTCGGTAAAACAGGTTTGCGCCTTGTGACTGCGTTAACCCCGACGATCTTTTCGCCGTGGGCTAACAGTCTCTCTAACGTGTTCTTTGGAAACCTCATGTCCGAGTCCACCCATAAGATGTACTCCGCACCGTCTGCTAAGGCTTCCTTAGCCAAAGACTCTCTTTGACTGAATATGAGTGTCCCAGGCGCGGTATACAAGAGGAAAGAACCCCCTGTTGTCGCGCATCTATTGGCCCCATCGTACGCTGCCAGTCGAGCCATGTCGAAGGCAGTACCCGTCATCATCGTGTCCCGACATGGAACACAAAAGGCTATCTTCATACTTTCCCTGGTCGAGTTCTGAAGTGTCTGTTTTCTGGGTCGTTCATCCACGCCCTGAATTTCTTCTCGTCTGCGACAGCAAAGCCTCGCATGATCCCTAGTTTGTTTAAATCGTCAATCACCGCATAAGGCAATTGCGCGTAACGTGTCCACTCACCCCAACGCTCACGTTCATCCGTTGCGTTATAAAGTGCCTTGTTCTGCTCGACAATGGCCGTTATGTCTTGAGTTCTCTCAAAGACATACTTATCGTCTGCAACGTGAAATTTAGTTTTAAGCATAAAAAAAGGGAGGTTGTTACGCCTCCCTCTTTTTTACCACAGTTTTTGTTACGCTGTCTTGAGGTCAGCCAAGATACCGTGAGCAGCCTCGTTACGCATCTCCATCGTGAACTCAGCAAGGATCTGAGTTTTCTCGGAGTCACCAGTCTTGGCAAGCTCGTTGGTCTGGAAGGGACGCAGATAACCAATCGCTGCATACTCAGGATCGAGGATGAACGCATCACGGCTACGAACGAAACGATCTGGGACTACAGAGATCGAACCGAAGTCGCTAAGGTATACATCCGCTGCGCCGATGATGGTCGTCGGTGCGTCAGAAGGAGCCATGTAGCGCTGTGCTGCGATACCAGCAAAGGCCGAAACGGTCTGCTTGAGTGCAGGGCCAACCACGAGGATCTTGGGGCTGCCGCCAGAGGTGTAAACCTGCTGAACGCCATCCTTGAGGATTGCCTCGGTGAAGGTGCGAGTCGTGCCATCCGAACGAGTCGAGACACCGATGGTGGTGGGGTTAGCACCGTCAGTGGTGTTGTAGTTCGAGTTGGTCTTAAGCCAAGACAAAAGCGAACCCATCTTGCGAGCCGTGGACGAGTTACCTGCGCTACGTCCCTGGTTAGCAGAGATGATCGTTTCCTGATCTCGCTTGAGCTCTTGCGAAGCCTTACTGAGTTGATAAGCCTTCTCAGCGCGACGACCTGCAAGATCAACGGCCATCATCGTGCCTGACACTTGGATCGTCTTGGAAACGATCTGTGTGTAGTTACCGAGACGGGTTGTCGGGCTAATGGTTGCTGCCGTTGCGTCGTCACCTTCAACTTGTGCGTTGTTGGTCGTTGCTGCGGCAAGGGTATCCGTCTGCCACTCGTGGTACACAGCAGTTGCTTTGGTACGAGCAAGCGAAGAAAGGATAGGCGTTTCGGTCGGGCTGATGTTGTAAATAACATCAGTTAGATCTTCACGCTGACCGATAGCCGTGAAGGTCTGAAATGTACCTGAAGGAACAGACATGATTACTCCAAATTACAAAAATCGTTCAAAAACCCTTGCTGCGTCTTGTCGAGAACCAGTCTTTTTAAGTCGCGCAAGATCCTGTTTTGCTGCCTCTGTTGCTATGGTCTTACCCGTGGCATTACCAGCCTTTAGCATCTTGGGAGCCTCGGCAACCTTCTTGGTCACCCCTGGCTTGGCCTTTTGCAGTTTCTGGTACTGACTTGCCATCCACAACGTCAACACAGCACGAGAGTCGGTTGCATTTGCTAGCTCTGTGTCCGAGTAACCAATACTCTTTGCAAAGCTACGAAGTTCAGAGCGTACCTTCTCACCCTTCTCAGGATGTGCATACTCAGGGATTGCCTCAGCTACCCTTTTCGCTTCTTCGGCTAAGTGCTTCTCAAGATGCGCTTCACGCTCTGCCTGTTGCTCTCTTGCAATGCGTTGCTGTTCAGCACGAATCTGTTGAATCTGCTCTTTTTGCCTAGTCTGCTCTGCGACCTTGACTGCATACGCAATCGGGTCGGTTTCCTTCAAACTTTCAATATCCTCGCCACGCATTTGTTGGCTTAGGAACTGATCCATCGCCTGCAAACGCTGCGAGTATGCGTCTCTCGCCTGCTTTGCTTGCTCTACAGCGACTTTCTCAGCCTCTACGGCTTTGCGCTGTTCAGCAAGCGCGTTAGTTTTTTTATGGTAATCCGTACCTTTTTGGTAGCCCTCGATCAACTCTGAGAGGGTCACTTCACGCTCTTCACCTGCGGCTTTCACCGTAAAGCGTTGTTCCTCTTCCTGAGCTTCCTCTACTGCTTCCTCATGCTCGGATTCACTGGCCTCAACCTCTTGTTCTTCTGTTTGGTCTTGAACTTGCTCCGGAGGAGGTTCGCCACCACCCATTAGACCCAAGAAGGCATCTGCTGCCTGTCCCACTGTCAAGCTAGTCCCTTGCGGGTTGCTGCTTTCCATACACTAACCTCTACTTAAAAATCTTAAATCGCCTCTTCACTATCTCGCCTTCGGCGGCAACAGATTCAAGACGTGCCTTAACCTGACGCACTGCACGAATTGCCACGTATGACTCCTCGCGTAAGTCAATGTCGTCGGGATTACTGTTGATAATACGCTCGATGTTGTCTTTTTCCAACTCAGTGAAGATTTCCGTCAGAAACTCGTCACCCAGTAATGCTTTTGCTCGCTCCCATCGTTGTGTCATAGCAGGCTCTTCAGTTTCTCTTTAGGCATTCTTGCTTCGTTTAGGGCTTCTAAGAAGTCGTCTCCGTACTTGTTTACAGCCTTCCTGCGAATGACATACTCGCCACGCTGTAGCTTGGCATAACCCTCGTCTGGCCCGTCTGGGTTAGGCCCGAGTAGAGAACGGATCTTCCCGCCTTTCTCGTAACCAACCTTGCCATCAGGCCTTTCTTCGTAATCTGTAAAGCCTACGATCTTGCCACCCATAGCAGCACCGCTTTGCACCTGCTCGACCGCTTGCTGTTGGGCCTGTTGCGCTGCCTGCTCTGCTAACTGCGTGTTGGTTTTAGCCCAATCGTAGTTTTGAAGGAGCCCTGTCTGATTGAAGTACCCAGGCTGGAACTGTTGCACCTGAGACACAGCAGGTTGAACGCCAAACTCTAGCGTCATAGGGCGCAGGTTTGTGTAGCCAGCGGCACCAGACTGGAACTGAAACGGAACCTCTGGGGTCGGCGTTGTCTTGTAGAAGAACCCCGATGTTGGCGCAGCAAGGCTTGTTTGACCGCCTCCAGTCTGGAACGGCACAAAGTTAGTCGCAGGCAAGTTGAACGTAGGTGGCATGTAGCGACTAGGGTCAAACGTGCTTGGCGTTGTCGGCGTTGTCGTGGTTTGGCCTAGCCCCATCTCGATTGACGAAAGAACATCAGCCTCTGGTACACCCATAGACCGCAGCATGTCTGCTGTAATCTTGTTCTGGTTGAACCAAGCGATCTTTTGTGCTCCTGTGTACACGTTCCAATCGCTCGGAAGCGTCATGCCGGCTGGCAACTTCCATGTCGGAGGAGCCCCCGTTCCTGTCTGCCCTAGCCCGTAAGAGATAGCCTGCTGAATATCAAACTCAGGAACCTTGTACTGCCTGAGCATGTCAGCAGTTATCCCCTTGGAGTTGAACCAGTTAACTTTGTCTTGGCCTGTGTAGTATTGCCATTCAGGAGGCAGACCTAAACCAAGTTGCCCTGCTATCAGCGTTACAGCATCCTGGGAAGGATTACGCACCTCGGCGGTAGGAGCGTCTTGCAAGCCAAGAGCCGCGAATGCTTCGTCTGTTGCGTTAGTTGGGTCTACGTTCCTGATGTAGTTGCGTAGTTCAGCCTTAGATCTACCGGATGCAAGAAGCTGCTGGATATAGCCTTGTTTTGTAGCTAGAGACGCACCTGTATTCCATTGAGTGCCAAAGACATCGTAAACCGGCGGAGGTGTTGGAATACCTAATAAATCAAAACTTGCTTGCGTTGAATTAGCTGGGTCTAACTCCGCAATCTTTGTTTTGATCTGGTCTGGCGTAATACCTGCTGCCAGCAAAGATTGAATGTAACCTTGCTTGGTTGCCAATGAAGCATTTGGATTCCAATCCAACCCAAAGACATTGTAGGTTGTAGCCATAGGTGTGCTCACATTGTTAACAGGTTCTTGCGTGGATGCTTGCGGCGGCGGACTAACCGGAGGTGTTTCGACAACAGGCGGCGTTACCGGAGGAGGTGTTACAACCGGCGGCGGCTCCTCGATAGGAGGAACATAAGGTGGCGGGTTTGGTATGCCTAATAAATCGTAGTTGGCCTGCGTTGCGCTTGCCGGATCTAGTTCGGCAATCTTTGCCTTGATCTGATCTGGCGTAATACCTGCTGTTAGCAAAGAGCTAACATAGCCTTGTTTAGTAGCTAATGACGAACCAGAGTCCCAGTTAAGACCGAATACGTTGTAAACAGGCGCAGGTGGCGGCGCAGGTGGCGGCGGAGGCGCATACGGAGGAGGTTCGTAGTAAACCGGTTCCGGCTCGTAGTACACAGGTTCCGGAGGTACATACACAGGCTCCGGAGGCACATAAACCGGAGGTGGGGGTACATACGGAGGTGGCTCTGGAGGCGGAGCGTACCCGTTGTTAAGCATCCAATTGATTGAGTCTGTGTCAACGCCAGCATTGAGTAATTCAGTCGTTGAGACATTATTAGCGTTGAACCACGCAATCTTTTGCGCTGCGTCGTAGCTATCCCATCCTGCCGGTAGTTCGTCAACTAAAGCCATGATTACCCTGGTATCTCAATGTTAGACGTAATGCCTGCGCCGACTTTCATAGCCTTCATCTGCGCTTCTGCCTCGAACTCCATGCGCTTGAGTTCTAACTCGGCTAGAGCCTTCTCTCTTGCAAGCTGAATGTCGGCCATAGCTTTCTGACGCTTGATCTCAATATCCGCTTGAGCCTGCGCCATCATCATCTGTACGGCAGGATCTGGGCCTTGTTGTTGGGGTTGTGCAAGTGCAGCATCAACCTCCGGTGTCACTTGCTTGAAGAACTCAGCCGAGTCTGCAAAGCCTGCTGCCTCAATCAGTTTTCCGAGCGTCCCTCGATATTGCGAGACAGACACCAAAGGATTGTTCGGGCCGTACGCTTGAATGATCTGCTCTTGTTTTGCAAGAACCATTGAGAGCATCGCCATCTTTTGCTCGATGTTCCCCGTACCAAGTCCGACATTCACTGACACATCGTACTGGTTCGACCACTCTCGCGGATCGTACTGAACATACTGGCCGCGCATCCGAATGATGACTGCTTTGTCCTGGTACTTGCATAAAAGATGTAATAACCCTTTGAATAAGTCTTTTACACCTGTTTCACTGAAGATCCTAGCGACTAACTCGATCTTGCCTTGCGAGGCTTGCGTAAGGGCTGCTATGGCCGCAGCAGTCACGTTCTGTAGGATGTTTGGGTCTAACCCTTGGGAAGCCTCTGTAACGCCCGTACGCTTGGCTTGTATGGAGTCTAGGTACTCCATGAACGGGAATACCTGCTGGGCAACAGGATTGACCTGGATAGGAACAAGCGCCCCAGGGTTCTTCATCCTGACCACGCCACCAGGAGTAACGCTTAAGAGGTCATCGAGGTTGACCTGACCTTCGACAGCACCCATACGAGTATTGTTTTGAAGGTAAAGGTTATCAAGCATCTGCCTCGTTAGAGTAGTCTTGATAAGCTGGAGATCAACTGTACGATCAGCAGGGCAATCCCCAAAGAACCTGTGAGGTATCGGAATAGGACAGAGGGTGTAAAACGGCACATAGTCGGTTTCCTCATTACTTAGGATTTCATTCCCCGAAAAGTGAACTCGTCTTAGTTCTGCAATCCCATCTCCGTCGTAATCAGTCTTTAGGTAGCACTCGAACACTTCAACCGTCTGCATGGACTTATCAAGACTTGGCTCCATGTAAGGCTGCTCGTCTCGGTTGTATCTTGCAATGTACTCAGCAGAGAACTCAAGATCGTTGTAGACAGGTAGGTTCATCACGATCTCAGCATCGAACCCCATCGCCACAAGATCAGACCTCGTGATGAGTTTCCTGTGTGCAACAAAAGGCGTGTCTCTTACGGTCTTGCCTGCCTTAGAGATCAAGAACTCTTCGGGAGGCACATTCTCAATCTTGATCTTTCCGGCCTTTGTTTTCTTCATGAGTGCGACGTTATGAACGCGCATCATTTGACCGTCAATATCCTGCTCAACCGTCTCTTGCGCTGCGATCTCCATCGTGCCATCAGACATGATAAGAGCTAATTCATCGTCGGTAAGGTTTGCGTACTGCTCTTTAGTGACGCTTATCGAGTCATCCCAGTAGGCTTTGATAACCCCGACTTTTTGAAGGATCGCGTCCTTGAACCAGTCGTGCATGATCGAGATGCCTGGGTTCTGCTTCATGAGCACCCAGTTTGTGTACTCGGTTGCTTGTTTAGCTAACGGCTCATCACCTGGGCCTACAGGCTCGAACACACCGATCTGGTCAGCAGAAGTAAAAAGACGCATGAGAGGCGGTAGCATCCCGTCTACTGCTTCTGCTACCTCTCCGGTCACGATCTGGCTGCGACCCTCTACCTCGTTACCGTAGGGGTCACGCATGTAGGCGGTAAGCGCGTTCTTACGCTGCTCGACCGTCTCGGTCTCCAAGAAACCTATCGCGTTATCAATCTCACCTTGGAGAATCGCCTTTAATCGTCCGTCATCCATTTAGACCACCCAAGATACGTTAGGTTTCAGAGGCTTTGACCAAGATGTTGTCTCGGACATACCAACCGCTAAATACCGAAATGCGTCAGAAGCATGAGATGCCCAGTCATGAAGAGGCTTATCCCAATAGACTTGACGCTTATCGTCGTATTGTCGCCGATAATTCCTTAGTGCGTCCACTCCACGCTTAGTCTTGGAGTCGAACCAACAATAAGGAATTAGCCTTCTCACGGCTTGTATCCCATCGTCAACACCCATTCTCGGCACAATCGTGATGTTTAGCCCTGCTTCTTGTAGGAGTTCTAGCCTCGAGCGACCAGTGCCTAGCTCCCTTACTTGTACGTCATGAGGAAGTAATTGCTCGGCTAACTCATAGTGATTCGTTCTCAGCCAGTTCACATACCAATCGAGTCCCTGGCCGTGGTTCTCCACAAAGTCAATGAGTCGTGTCTCTAACCCCACTCTCTGACAGACCCAGATTGCAGTGGAGTCGCCTATCCCTAAGTCCCATGCTGCATAAGTTTTAGCCAATCCATCTACAGGGATGTCGTGGAATCGCTCAGACGGTAGCTCATTGAGAAGTTGCCCGTAGTAACTTCCTTCGATTGCACTGTCAAAGGAACACTCAAACTCTTGCAGGTACTTGTCATCTCCCATCTCGGACTTGGCTGCATCGAGTTCAGTCTGAGGAATAAGACCGGTTTCGGACGCTCTGAACTCAAGCAGTGCCCAATCGTTATGCTCTGACGCATGGTCTCTCAGAGTTTTGAAGTGGTTATTTCCCTTTGGTGTCCCAAGGAATAACGCCCATCCCATTCTGTCTGACAGGGCCGGACGAACCACTTCCGACCAAATTTTAGGGTTCTGGTCTCCAAATTCGTCGAATACAACCCCGTCAAAATACTGTCCTCTAAGAGAGTCTGGGTTATCAGACCCCGCAAGTTGGATGCGTCTGCCCCAGAAATCAACCCTAAGTTCTGCAATATTCGCGGTGGCGTTAAGGGGCTCGGTAAACTTGAGGAGGTAATCCCAGATAACTCGTTTTGTCTGAGAGTAGGTAGGCCCAATAAACGCATATCTTGGAGCCTCCTTTGTGTTCTCTATCGCTGCTCTAATGAGATGATTGACAGCAGAGACTGATTTCCCCATACGGCGGTGAGCCACAACAACCCCGAATCGCTTGTCTGCAAGCGCATGGTGGATCTGTAGCTGTTGCGCTCGCGGTGCATACGGAATGACTATTCTTGTTGCGCCCATGTCACTTGTAAAGCAACTGGTTGCCCGTCCTGACCTGTTACCTCTGTCCTTGCCAACTTAGGTATGTGGTACTCGATAGCCCGCAAGTAAATATCGCAAGCCTTTTCTGGGCTTTTCTGTGCCACTTCGTCTAGCCATATAGCAAAACGAGGTGCGTTTAGTTCCGCCATCTTAGCAATGGCTTCCCTAACTGCCGCAGTAGATTTGTTAGGCGCACCCTTTGGTCTACCTAATCCTGCGTTTGGAGGAATCCATTTGTTTTCCACTGTATTTTACTATCCTTTTGTTGTTACTTTGCAACGGTTAACTGTACATGTACTCAGTCTTGAATTGATTTGCAATGCTTAAATCTGATCGTGCTTTGACCCATTCCTTAACTTCTTCTTCTGTTGTTTCTAGTTTTCCTGTTACAGAGCAATAAGTTTCAAATAGGCATAAAACCTCAAACAACTCAGATGGAATGTCTACGTCAGTGTTAATGACTGCCTTCATGTTAGTACCCCAATCTTTTTAAAAGTTCTTCTGTTAACAACCCCGCATAAGGCTTCATCTGTAGCGCACGAACGTCGGTTGCAGCAGGTTTTGTAGGGTCTGCGATACCCCTTGCTTCAACAACATTCGGCAACAATTCAAAGATACCGATGTCTTTATCAACTCTACCAACGCCCTCTCCAGGAACACCAAGAGGGTAAGAATAATGACCAGATTGCTGAATAACAGGACTGCCGGTTTTTATTTGACCTACATTCATAATTTGAGTGTCAAAGCCTTGCAATTGCTTTGGATCTGTTACGGCAAGCCTAGCCTCTCCAATGCTTAACCCACCCAAATCCCTGAACTCAACATCAAGCATATTTTTAATTTGTTTCCTTTGAACGTCAGGCGTGTTTCTGTAAACCTCTAAGCTATTTGTTGCGTCTAATCCTGGCCATGCGGGAACGATTTGTTTGATCTTTTTATCAATGGCTTTTTTCTGCGTTTTCCCTAAAGCAGATTCGGCAAACGAAAGCATTGTTTCGCCCGTAAAAGTCGCAAAGTCTCCACCAGTCGGGGCCATACGCCAAGGGATGTACAAAGGGTCTTTTCCAGTAACTTCCTTAACAATTTCGGAAGAACGCATGATTTGACCAACCGGCCCTCTGCCGGAAGCCCATGCCATTGGATTGACAAACATGAAATCTTGGCCACCTTGTAACTCTACAGGACGCTTCAAAGGAATGTCGTTAACAGATGTAAGAAGCCCGCCCGCTGCTGACCTATCGGCCATTGAAGTAATAAATGGGTAGCCTTCATAATTGGCTAGATTTACAGTTGGGGCATTTAAATTAGCAGTCGGCTCAATAGTTGTTTTAAGTTCAGCAAGCCTTTGTTGTTCCTTGGCTCTTGGGTCAAACCTTGGGTCGAATCCTGACGCTCCTGGCTTGTTCACTTCACCAGGGATAGCCTCACGAATTTTCTTTAATCCCTTTGGAGCAATTACGCCTAGCGCAGAAAACAGTTCTGGCGTTTGCATTGCCGCTTTAACAGCCCCAACTGGCACATTAACCGCAGGCATATTACCTATCGCTTGACCAGTTCTGTAAGCCTGTTCTTCACCATAAACAGGTTTTTCTAAACCCAACAATCCACGCGAAAACGGGCCTACAACATTAGCAAATGGCTCGCCAATATTTCTTTGGTACGCCGCAATCATGTCTTGCAGCGTTTCCTTTGGCTCGTCCAGTAGACCCTTTCTGCGCTTCACTTCTTATTCCTCGCCGAGATTGCCTTTGCTTTCGCTTTTGCATCTTCCTTACTACTTGCACCCCATGCCTTTAGACTGAGAAGTAGTCTAGTAGGGCTACCATCAGGTTTACGCTCTGGGCCTGGCATGTTACCCATTCTCGCTAGGAAAGACGCTCTACGCGGGTTATCGCCGCTCTTAACGGGAGCCTTCAGGTTAGAACCAGGGTTTGCAGCCTCGTAAGATTTCCGACCCTTCTCGTTCAGGCCACCCTTAGCGTTCTTACCTTCTTTCCTAGTCCAAGCGGCAGTCATTTCTTTTTAGCTTTGCCAGCTTGAGATAGGGCAATCGCTACCGCCTGTTTCTGACTCTTGACAACTGGCCCACCCTTACCTGAATGGAGTTGTCCCTTGCCGAATTCGGTCATAACCTTACTGATCTTCTTTTCAGCCTTGGTTTTTTTCATTTCTTCCTCGCTGCTCTCATGTTATCCACAAGATTAGGGTAGGGTCTGCCAGCAGATGCGGCCATAGTCTTAGCGGACTTCTTCTCAGACTTGGAAAGAGGTTCACTCTTCCCCAGTTTCTTCGGCCTCGCCTTCTCCCATATCGCCTTCTTCATCGTTTTCCTCGTCTGTGATAGGGCCACCAGTAACCCACGCTGCACAAGTTCTCAGCGCAGCGCATTTAAAATCAAATATCTCGCAGAAACCAAGATCGCCAGCATCGACCGCCGACCAATCATCTTCCTCGCCTAAACCTTGTTCAATACAGTCAAGCATGGACTGTTTTTGGTTAAACGCAGCGCAGTTACCACAACGAGACTTCTTTGCTTGCTCACCAGAAACACGCCACTTAGCACCCATATCACGCCAATACTGACTATTAGGCTCGTTAGGGTTCATAGGCCCATACTGAGCCTTGTCTATCGCTTTCTGACGGTTGTTGAGGTTAACCTCAATGTCTTGCGTAGCAATCGGACAATCTGATGACTCTTCGTCCTCGCCATTCTTAAGGACAATCATTACCTTCGGGGAAAGCAAGCCTTTCATTTCTTTTCCTTGGGTTGCAAAGGAATGCCTACTTTCCTGTCATACCTGATAGGTACAGGAGGCACTTTTAGCTTGTAGGGAGACGGTAATGCCTTGCTATCCCTGGTTCGTTTTTCCACAGCCATGCTGCTGCCTCCTTGATGTTCTTGGAGTCATCCTTTCCAACGCTTTGACTTCCTGCGTGATGGACGTAACTCCTTGAAACAAAATGCTTAAAGTCACATACCGTAAGTGTATGACAAAACACGTTATCTGAAAACCAATTGATCGGAGGAAACCTAACCGCCTGAAAGGCTTCCTTCGTGATGTAAGCAAAGATCGGCGCAATGACGCTCGTTTCTTTGATCGTCTCTTCTTCTGCCCACTTCATCCCGTGTCTTGCACCGCCCTCGAACCGGATGTTCTGGGCCTCTAAGATGTAGTCAGACCTCGCACCTAAAACCCCGACTTTATGTCCAGCCTTCTGTAGATGCTCGGCATCCTCAAGAATGAGTCTATAGGAGTCTGGGGTCAGGCAGATGTCGTCGTTGGCAATGATGACTGCATCGTGGTATTGGAATGCGTCGTCCATGATCCGGTTGTAGGCATCACCAAAGTTACCCGACGAGTTGAGTACCCACTTGTAAACTCGTTCGTCCATTGTCTCGGTTCTGCTCGACAAATAAATAGGCGCTTCTTTGGCGTATAGACGGATGCTCGACAGCGTGATTTCAAGACTTGGACTCCCTACCGTACAAATGAGTATCGGAACTTTTTTCATACTCCGCCATCCTATGGTGGGCTACCACCTGAAAGTATTTGTTATCCATGAGGTTTTCTGTACAAACATTGACCTCTAACCCGTTTCTGTCCGCGATGATCGGAAACGACAGTTGATCCTGTAGCGTCCATTTCATCATCTCGACCCACCAGTCTTGATTAGCCTGGGGATTGATGTAACTCCGCTTCCAACATAACACCCCGCCAGCAATAAGACCTGCATCCTGCGGCCACCCTTGATCCCGATAGTGCTCGACCTGAGCCAAGATAGGTTGGTCTTGATACTTAACCATATCCCAACACTCTCCGGCCTCTTGGTAAATACAAGTCCGCCAAGGGTGTTGGAATGCTGCCATCGTATCTCCGGCCTGATCGATCATGTAGGCCACAAACTCAGGACTCGTGATCCTTATCGACCCGTCTATCCAGATCACGTAGTCTTCAGCGAACTCTAGCTTGTCTGGGAATACCTTGAACCACTTGGCATCCATACGCGGATCTGAGAAGCGTCTGCTTGTGATGACTTGCTGCCATCCTTGAGGCTTCTTAGCGCTGTCTAGGATCGCGTAGAAGGCCGTAGGAACGCTTTGCCTGACCGCGTAGTGCAACGGGTCATAGTTACCAAAGATCGCCGTGTAGACCGCCGCATTCATACAAAAAAACGCCCAACGTCGCGTCGGGCAAAGGAGGGGAAGGAGTCAGCTTTCATTTTAACCCATACCTTATTTCTTTGAGAATCTCTTCTGCTTGCAGTCTCAGGTCTATGGCTTTCCTGTGTAGCTCTACAGACAGATTGACGATTGCTAGTGCTCGTTGTTCAAGAGCGCTTGTTGACTGTGCCTGCTCGATGATGTCTTGTGCGGCACTCATGGCTGCTGCTTCGTTTAGATTCATGCGACCCTCAAATTGAACGGATTATTAAAGAAACTGATGTCTACGCCTTCCTCTTTTTGCTTAGGCTTGGATAGAACAGGCTTGAACTTCTTCTTCGGCCTGGATACCTTCTTGACCTCGTATTCGTCCTTTACCCACTCCCAAACACGTTCCTTGGTAAACGGATCTATCCTAAACGAAGTTTTGATGCAGCCTTTCTTAAGCAGAGCGTTTAGGCAGTTCACAGTCGTCTGCTTGTCGATCTTTGTTTGTAGCCTCACTGACTTTAGGTCAGCAGGTGTCTTACGCTTTTTCAGGTAAGTAAGAATCTTCTTTTGCTCGTCAGTCATTGTCATCCCCGTATCTTAGCGACCACTCTCCGCTGCGAAGCATCAATTCAAGCCTCGCCATTGCGTTCCATGCAACGTGTGCAGCGTGTAGCAATTGTGTATCTTTGTCGTAACCATCTTCGTTTTCTGCAAGTATGTGCCTATACATAGCGTTGGTGTAACGTTGTTCACCCCGCTCTACAGACAGCCAGCCACCATAAGAATACTTCCTAGCCCCGTATTCACCGACGGCTATCACTGCGTTCAAAGCCCTAAACATATCTTCAAACACTAGTGATGGCCTTTGTTTTTCTGCGTCTAGTTTTGCACCAGGGGCGTGTTGATCTAAGCCTTTAGGGTCTCTTTCTTTCTGGTGCATGTTGTGATCGCCACTCATGCGTTCTTCTCCTTTAGCTTGGTTCTTTCAGTCGTAGCCCCGTTACGATATTCACCGCCGTTCTTCTCCTTTAGCTTGGCTTCGATGTATCGGGCAAACCTCACACCGTCCTCATTCAAGAAAAGTGCTTCCATGTCCTCATCCGTCAGCCCAACCCATTCACGCTTTGGTGGTTTGCTTGAAATACATGTAACCGTATACGCTCTGCCACACTGACAACCCCAAGCTACAGGCCCGTCTGCTGGTGTCTTTGCATTCTTGTTTTCGCTCATGTGTTTTTCCTTTTAATTGCTGCCTCAAGTGCTCTTGCAACATCTAACCAACCACCACCTTCAAGAACGTCATCAATTGCTTCCAACACTTCTTTATCAGTCAGCCCAACCCATTGCTTTGGAGCAACGTAAAGTTTGTCGCCTAGCTTTATATCTTTAGCGTTATCCCAGGCAATCATTGGCCTGCCGTTCTTTTCAAATGAGCACACATGCGCTACATGTTTCATGCCATATCCCCTCTATAAAGCTGCCAAGCATCGCTAAGTTCTTCCCTAGCGATCCTTACCCTAAGCCTCATATGATCAAGATCGTCAAGAAGAATTCTTAACTCGTTGGGATGCACCATCACATACGTTGTTTCGTCTGCTAGCTTTCTTAGCAGTGCGTAGGCTTTCTCTTTGTCTGTCATAACTGTCCCCTTGCTCGTATGGCGGACGCGCATTGCCCTGGAAGACCTCTGATGTAATACTTTTGAAAAATTTCTTCCCGCTCATCACACACCTTCGCACACGCCTCACGCTCGGCAGCGGCAACAAGGGCAGCGAAGCGTTCAAGCTGAACATTTCCCGTGTAGCAAGTCCCCCATCGCGGATCAAACTCAATACCTACCTCCCGCGCCATGCGGATGATGTCTTCTCTGTTCATGCTGCCCTCAACTTTTCAGAGATCCTTGCCTTCCAAGAGTTCCAGTCCTCTCCTGGTCTAGCAGGACAATTTACTTTCGCTGCCATCTCAGCAGTACCTTTTTCTGTAGCCCACCACACAACAACCTTTTCTTGTGCAGGTGCGATCTCTAACTCATCTTCCCATCTTCCCTGGTTCAACCAGGTCGCAGGATGCGGGATGAACTCCTGTCCCGTACCCTTCACCTGGTAATACTTGTTATGCGTCACCAAAGCCTCTACAGCAGACTTTTGCTCTTGTGGTGATAGTTTGGCCCATGCTTTTTGTGCAGCACGTTTAGCGACCTTTCTTGGGTATTTGCTCCAGAACTCCTCGAACATTGTTTTCTCCTGTTGTTAGGAAATCTCAATGTAAACCTTATTTTTATTGTTGACTGTCGTCTTGTTGACAATCTTCTACTTTTCTTTCCTTTAGACATAACTTCCCCAAGGGTGGCAGCCACCTCCGCCCCGCAAGGGTCACTTCTGGATGTTCCTTGCCTAGCGTAGCCGAAGCCAGCGATTCTCTCCACCTCTTGCTTGTCCCACCCATGTACAAGAGGCTTTGTCCAGTACCTCACTGACAGTCTGGATCGGCATGAAACGGGGTGTATCGCCAGCCGGTGTTTACTTCCGCGCAACCCATGCAGGTTCTTAATAACGCTCGGAGTACGGTCTGGTAGAAAAAGAAAAA